AAAGTTAATTAACTTATGATTTACACCATAATGTCGTCAACTCTGAAGATTCTGAAGTATTGGTTGCTTCTATCTGCTCCGATAGAGCCATCAATAGCTACATAAGGGTTGGCAACCATGCCGTACCTTGTTTTGAATCCTATTCTTGGTTGGAAGTCATTCTCACCAACGGCTTTCACCATTGTTAATGGAACGTATGGGCAGTAGAATAATCCTGCGTCATATGGGTTTGTACCCCTGTAACCAACACAAACGAAGTCTATAGTTGAATAAGGATCAATATAAACTTTAACTCTTCCGTTTAATACACCAGCAAAAGTATTACCTGTGTCGTCAACATTTAAGCTAGCTGATAGTGCAGGAGTATAATCCAACATTCCAGCAGCTGCAAGTGCAGAAGCAACATCTGAAGAACATAAGATAAAGTTACCTTTTCCTCTTCTAGTTTCTTTTGCGATTACATTACATTCTCTTTCAATCTGCATGATTAAGCCTTTAAATCTCTCAACCATCCATCTTCCGTCTGAATCAGTGTTTACATCAAAAATACCACTTACAGCAGTAGATGTTTGTAAAGCACCAATTTTAGCAGTTTTAAGAACTGAACGTACAACTTCTCTGTTGATTTCCGCAAGGATTTCAGCAGATAGGATATTTGCAAGTTCACCTTCAGCATCCAATCCGTGGATAGCTTTAAGATCTTGTGCAAGTTCCATTGTGTATTCAGCTTTTAAAGCTCTTGATTTAGCAGTTACAGTTGATTTCTCAATAGTAAAAGCCATTTCTCCGAAAGAACCATCTCCTGATTCACCAACACCTAATCTCTCTGCGGCTGAGGTAGCTAAACCTGTACCGAATGTGTTAGTGATGTCAGCAGCTGCTGTATCAGCAATACTTCCGTCTGAGTCAGCATCAGTTGCTCCACCTAAACCTGTTGGTTCAGCTTGATGAGTTCCTGTTCCTGAGAAATCAGTATCAGCTTCATTAAAGAATGCTTCTGTTCCTGATTGTGTTGAGTATTTTGACTTCATTGCGAAGATAAGACCAGTTGGTCCACTCATAGGCTGAACGCCTGCGATATCATAAGCAATTAAGTTAGGCATAGCTCTTCTTACAAGAGAGATTAATACTGGGTCAAAAGTTCCGATGTTATTCGGAGCTGAACCTGAAATATTATTAGCTGCAGCAGCTTCAGAAATGAAATTTCCTTGTGCTTGTGCTTGTTCTTCTCGTAGGGCAACCTCTTGGTTTTCTAATAGTCTAGCTGTTACAGCCTTTCTATATCTGTCTTGGATACTTGGAGCGGACTCGTGATCGAGAACCGGACCCCATTTTTCCATTAAGTTTTTATCTGCGTTAAACATTTTTGTTTCCCTTAATTATTAAAGTTAGTTATAGCTTGTGTGTATCTAGCCATTGAGTCTGATGAATTAACTTCTTCAGTTAATGTTCCATCTCCCAATAGACTGTCCACTTCGTCAACTGATTCAGTAACTTCACCTTTGAAGTATGATTCTTTAACAGTTTTAACTTTCATTTCAAAGTTATCTCTATTATCGAATTCAATATCTTCGACAAGTGATGCTAATTTCTCAGCGTCAGTTTGTGCAAGCCCTGATGATTGTTCTCTTACTACTTCTTGCTTTTCAAAAGTTTGAACAGCTTGATGTAATTTGATATTATCATCTGTGGTTTTGTTTAAAGCACTTTCTAGCTCAGTGACTGATTCGTTGAGTTCATCAACAAGGTCCACTTTACCTTCTGGTACTTCGATATAGTGTTCTTTGAACACTGATTGTAATGAAGTCATAAAGTCTTCAGCAATCTCAGTCCTAAGACCGTTGGTTACTGCTACTTTATTATCTTCCACCCAAGATTCAACCACATAGTTAAGGTATGAATCTACCTTTTCTACCAATGATTCTTGAACTTCTGTTACTTCTTCTTCTAGATTTTGCGCGTATTCGCTTTCCAGTCTGTCGATTTCTGATGTTAACTTAGATGTTAACACAGCTTCGAAGATTGATTGAGCCTTGTCACGGAATCCATCTGATAAAGTTGCCTCTTCACTGATGATGTTTTCTAGGTCTTCGTCAAAGTCCATAGCTTCTACTTTCGCTTTAGCTTTTGGGTCTGCTGCGTTTGGTACTTTTTTCATACCATCTTCAGCTGATTTGACGGAAGCGTCTTCGGCATCACCGAGAGCCATTTTTGAGAACATCTTTTGCGCGTCCTCTTTTCTTGCTGCTTTAAGCATGTCAACTGCTGCTTGAATAACTCCAGCCTTAGTTTTGGGAACAGAAACTTTAGGAGCGGATTCTTTTTGAACCTTTTCTTCTTTTTCTTTTTCCTCATCACTAGTGTCTTCGTCATCGTGCTTCTTCATGGCGTTGACTTTGTCTTTGCCATAAGTCTCATTAACTTCCTCTTCTGAAATATTATCTACTTCAGTCACGTCTGTCTCAACAGTTTCCAACTCTTCAGCAACATTATTTATAGCGTCGTCTGACATAGTTTTCTCCTCTATGATTTTAGATTTAATTTAGAGAGGAAATTTTTAAAGGCTTTAATCTCTACCTCAGGCAGATTTATTGATTTAGCTTCTTTTATCTCAGTCTCAATTTCTTCAATATCTTGTTGTCTAATGATGCCGTTATCCCATACCCATTCACGACCTTCCATAACTCCATTTACAAATGCACTTGGAGCCGAAGGGTCTTGAACGATGTCTACTGTGGAAAGCATAAAATCTTTCCCCACGTAACTGGCGCCATTCTTGCTAACAAGACTTCCCATACCACGACTTGATACACCAAGCTTAACACCACCTTCGAGTAAACCTTCAACGATTCGACCCATAGGTGTTTTAAGTATTGATGCCTTACCCACAATATCATTTCCTTCCCATCGAAGGTCCGTGATTTTGTGAGAAACTTTATCAAGGTTTACTGTTGGTCCTTCTGGATGATTTAACTCTCCAACAGCTCTCCCTGTTTTAACTTGTTCGGTCACATATTTTTCTACAGCATTTTCCATAATGCTCTTTTCATATATACGACCATTTCTATTTTTTTGGTTTGCTTGCATGAAAACGCCGGAGATGATATATGATTTCTCACCACCATTTTTGCTCTCAGCTATAACTTCTAAGTCGTTTTCAACATATTCTGTTATTAATTTCATGTTACAGTCCTTTAAACTTGTTCTTGTTCTTCTTCTGCTTTTCTGTTAACCATATTTGCCGCAAGATTAATTTTCTCTGCGTCTAATGCGTCGGTTATCTTATTGGCCAGAGTCGCCTCAAAGTCTCTATTCGCATTAACATTGTCGCCA